GGTCTTCTTGCCCACAGGGGCAGGGGACTTTACGGTGGCAGCTTTCGCAGTTGTCTTCTCAGGCTGCTCTTCGTCCTTGTCCAATTCCTCGTGAACACTGACGATTGAGCTGCCCTTGAATGCGTGCCACAGTACTAGTCCCGTACTGGTTTCTGGTACGGCCTCGCCGTCTTCCGCGAGGTCAGCCGGGTTCACGCCTTCCAATTCTGGATGGAAAGCGCGGAACGTCACCATGTCAACGTCGGTAACTTCACGAGGGACACCATTCTTGAAGAGCCCCAAACCTGGCAGCTCAACATCCTCGCCGCGCTGAACATTCGACTGGGTGATGGTAACCAATACCTTGCGCTCGCCCATATGCTTCTACCCTCCCTTCTATGCTAAAACGCGCGACTGCGCGCTGACATTGATACGAACAGTACGTAGCTTGGCACCACCACGACGCACGGTGCCGTTCTCAAGCTGATCGGCAACGAGGTTGAACACGAGGCCGTTGAGCGTCTGCGGTCCCTGCGTTACAGGGTCGCGGGCGATGATCTCATCTACAATGCGCTCGGCGCCCTTCATCGCTTCTGTAGCAAGCTTATCCTCAGTCACGATCTTGGCGAAGTAGTAATAAACGTACAGCTCGTGTTGATGCGTATACATCATGCCAGTTTCGTTGAGCTGCCGGCGTACACGCAGCGGCACAACGGCTGCCGATGGAGTAATTTCAACACGGGGAGGCTCGTCTTTGAAGATTCGTTTGAGTTCGAGCGTGCCTGAAGCTGCCTCAAGCAGCTCGATAAGCCCAGCAGCAACATCGCTGAGATGTCCGGTCTGCTGATACATTGTGCTCATATGAACCGCCGAATACGTCTAAGCCAGTTCACCATAATATGCCCACTTGCCCACCGCCGGAAGATATCCTCAACGGCGTCAACATCTTCAGTGGTCGCGCGAACGAACGGCCGTGCAGGAACGCCCTCACCGAGTTGATGGAATCGGCCATATCTTGCATCGTTGGGAAGGTTGGCAAATCGCGCATCATCAGACGTGAATTGCCAACGCGCCCTACGGGTTGCGGCCGAGAAGAGCGTACCGCTCTCGACAAGAATATCCTGTGGGTCGCCGCCAAGCGTGCCTTCGCGCTCGCGCCGCAGAATCGTTTCTTCGCTATGCGGCTCCCACGGCGGATCGCCGCCAACTTCAAACTGATGCGCAATCGCAGGAATCATCACATGATCGACAGCCTGCCGGAGTGGCTGTCGATATGTACGAAAACCGCGAGCGACAACGCTAAGATCGCGCCCGATGATCCGGGCGCTCGGGGCGAACTCAACGTTAAAGCCGATCATTCGTCAGTTGCCTTCAATATCCACAAGAGTAGTGGGATCGCGATGATGCAACCGAGTATGATTAGTAGCTCATCTATAGTCACCAGGACATCGACATCCTAAACTTGATATCCTCGCTACCTTCTTCGCCAACCATAACGCCAAGCTGATTGTAGATAGCACTACGGCCAGTGTTATCGTCAGGGTAGAACATCGGCCGAGCGAAATCGGCGATCAGTACGTCGAGCGCATCGAAAAGGATGAGCTTGCCCTCAACAATCCAATCGACGCGGTTCCATGCAATGCCTTCGAGCTTGTTGGCGTAGCGGTTGCCGGCGTCTTCGGTTTCGCTGTAGACCTTGTTGTAGCGGTTCGCCGCGATGAGCATGGCGATAATCTTGCGCACGACGGCCGGCGTGGAAGCAACGTCATCCCACGCCGACACGTCATACGCAACCGCGATTCGTGCCAGGACCGTTGGCGCAATCTCGGCGTCCTCGTCCAGCGGATCGTTCTCAGGAATGAGCAGCTTGTCAGGGTCCAGCCAGTGCTGGACTTCATCGACAGTAACGTGTGCCACTTACCCCTTCTTCTGCGCGACTGCGGGCTTTGGAGTCGCCGCAGCCGTACCTGATTTGACCTCGTTGACGACGCTCTTAACGGCCTCTTCCTCGACAGGCTCTTGCGTAGTATCGCTGGCCTGCACGCCAAGCTGTGCCGTACGCACTTCTGCAACGCCCGCAGTATGCTGAAGCCGAGCAACCGCAGCCTCAGCTTCGAGCTGCGCAACGCGTGCTTCCTCGCGTGCGTCGTCAGCCGCGCGGAGCGCATCCCAAACGCGCTTCGGAACGATGGAACCGTTCTGGAGCGCGACGGCGAGATCGGTTTCGGTAAAGATCGCCGTGTCAACCTCGTCGCCGCGCTCATACCAAACGTCGTGGTGCTCGTCGCCCTTGTACCCGCCGTGATGGAGGGCGCCGGTCGCGACGAATGCCTGTGCCGCCATAGGTTTCCTCCTTCTTAAGCGATGGCCGCCTTGATAACATAGCCTGCAATAGCCTTACCGGCCGAGTCGAGCGCGGCGAATCGCAGGTCATACCGGCGCTGCACGCGAACGATGTCGCTCTTGCGCTTGTTCTCACGCCAACGGTCGGTGACCATCGGCAGCGTGCCGTTGTAGCCCCAATTGAATTCGTACGCGAACGCCGGCTGGCGTAGGCGTGGCGAATCAGGCACCCATGCGAGCACAACATCCTTGCCCCACAGATAGCTCAGCGAAACCGCCTGGCCGAGCGCAGCACTGTTGATACCGGCAGAGGGAACCGTCACACGCGGGAGGCCGAAAATCGATGCGATGATATCGGGCGTCAGGATGCCACGCTCGCTGTACTTGATCCGCTCGATAAAGTCTGGGTGATCTTCGAGCGTGGACATCACCTGATACGGGATCACCGCGTAGTTCGGGTCCATGAAAATCTGCGCGTTGATCAGGCGGATTCCCGTCCGAACATCAGCGATGGGATTAGAGTTCACGTAGTCGTTCCACTGCGCAGTACCAGACAGCGTAGTGAACATGCCGGTAGCGTAGTTGGCTGTGGTCGTGACCATGTTCTTGATCGCAACCTCGCGCCCGAGCAGAATCTTCGCGGTGACAAGTTCGGTGCCATCGCGGTCGGGCGAGAACGGCGAGTCAGCGTTTTCGCGCTCCTCGTCAGTGACCGCGATCTGAAGTGCGTGTTCCACCGCCATGTAGTTCTGCTTCGAGACAGCCAGGCCGGGAATCTCATTGGCCTCAGTACCGGCCGAACGAAGGTCGGCGTGCGTGCCCCACGCTTCGCGCCCGAACACGTAGTAGAAGTTGGACTGCTTCTGCACGTTGACACGCGGCACGAGATTGTCGCCGACGAGGTTGTTGTTGGGGTAGCCAACCGCAACGTTCGTCAGCGCGACATCGATATGGATATTGCCGCCGCCTCTTGGGTCGTAAACTGGCATGCTGTAGTCTCCCTCCTTTCTACGTGATTAGGACGCCGCATCCTTGGCGCCAGGCGTGAGCAGCATATCAACTACATCACCAACGACACCGGCACCAAGCGCGATACCAGCGATATTGGCAAGCGTACCAGCGGTGTTGACGACAAATTTACCGGCTGCATCAGTCTTTAGCCTGTCACCGAATGCAACAGTACCACCAAGGACCACCTTGGTAATACCGAGCATGCGGACATCAATACCTGCGCTGTTGATATCGGCAACTGCAACCCTCTGCTGTGCAACGCCGAGGATCACTGCGGCGGCACCAGCGACCGCGACAGTATCACCAGCAGTACCAGAAGGGATCACGCCAAGGAAGTAGTCGTAGCTGGTCGCGAGGTCGGGGCCAGAGGCAGCCGAGCCAATCGCGGCAGCAGCCTTATAGCTCTTGTCGAGCCCATACTGCGCGCCACCAGCCAATTATCTCACCGCCCCTTCGATGAACGATGCATTGCGATACGCCTTGTAGCCAGCCTGGTCCGAAAGTGCAACGGCCTCAAGCGCCTCGTTATCCGAGCACTCCTTCTCGCCGCCGTGCTCCTTCTGATAGGCGTTGACCTTCTCCACGAACGCCGTCACCGGGTCGGCAGGAGCGCCACCGCTTTCGGTCGTCTTCGTGGAATCGGTTGTGGTCTTCTCGCCAAGCGGCACGAGGCCGGTCTGCACGATCTCCTTGAGCATTTCACCAACGTCGGTCAGCGAAACGCTATCGGGGTTATCGGACAGCATGACCGCGCGCAGCTTGTTCTGCACCTGCGCCGGCAGTGCCCACTTCTTGCCGTTCTGGAGCTGCTCGGTGAGCCGCGTGGCCTGCGCCTGGCGGACCTGCGCCTGCGAATCGGTCAGGAGCGCCTGAATCTCGCCGAACTGCTGCGACACCATATTGCTCAGCAGATTCATGCGCTGGCTCTCGTCTACCTGCTGACGTAGATCAGCGAACTGCTTGCCGAACATTTCGGCGAGTGCCTGCATCTGCGGGTTGAGCCCGTCAGGCACTGTAAACTGCTGCGCCTGCGGCGCGGGCGGCGCGGGCGCGCCCTCAGAGCCCACAGGGGCCTTGTTAGCGATGCGCTCGGCAAGCTTCAGTGAGACTTCATCCTCAGTCGCGTTGTCACCAAGCCCGAGCGCCTTTGCGAAAGTTTCCTTCCAGCCCATCTACCCTCCTTTAGTAGATTGGCGATGATTGCTTGGTTCCGTCCCAAGCAACAATCCAATTAAGTACGGTATCGAGTGTGCCACGCTCCTCTCGTATCACGTCGCGGGCAATCTTCTTGACATCATCAGCATTACCAGAACGTAGCTCGCTGACAGCGCTGAGAATGGCATCGACATGGTTCCTGACCATATCCTGGACGAAGGAAACATCGAAATAGTTCGGGTCGCCTTCAGCGAATATCTGGCGAATCTGTTCAGCAAGATCACTCGTGCCAAGCGGTTCACTCTGGTCTTCTGGCTCTTGCAGTGTTGCGATGAAATCGTCGGAAGCAGCAATCTTGAACTCCTCCAACGACTTCATATATGGGCGGTTCGTCAACGTGGCAGCGACGACAATATCCTTGTACTTTTTGCCATCCTCGTCTTCCCATTCTTTCCAAAGTTCAGCCGAGATGTAGCGGTAGTTTCCCGCCTTGACATCCTTCTTGCCGCCGTCTGTGAACTGTACACCAAGCCAAAGGCCGTTAGCTCTGACCTCTGCCTGCTTGATCCAACCGGCCGCGATCTTGCCGCGTGCGGGATCAGTGGCATGCTCATAATCAACAACAGGATCAATTTTGCGCACCTTGTTGTTGATACCATTAGCGAAATGCTGCAAACGCGATTGTGAAAAATCGAGCGTTCCATGTACGGGATGCTTCTTCTTTCCGGCCGGGAGCGCGTGTACCCATGTTAGTTTTGTGCCTTCAGCGAGTTGGATATCACCGAGGTCGATATACGCAGTGAGCTGGCTCAAGACGCCTCCCTTAAACACAGTCTAATCTAAAAGTCAAGCGCTGGTCAACCAGGCTACAGTTTTACGTATCTTGAGGTAGAATTTCTATCCTTACGTATTCTCTACAAAGAGGATGCCGTGTTGAACGGTGAGTGGGTTGCCACCCCGAAGGACGATGGACTTATACCAAAATTGTCCGGGGCTTGCTGTTACCGGCGCAGTAATTTGCACGGTGAATAGGCCATCCGTCAAAGGCGCAACGCCAACCCCGCCAATGTTAGCGATAGGAGAGCCATCAGCCGTATCCGGCGTAGCTTTCGCGATGTAGGTCATCGTGGCGCCAGTGAGATCAATAGCTACCTTGACCCATTTTCCGTTGACAAGTTGCCATTCCCGTGCGTAAAAACGCAGCAGCGGCCGGTCGCCCTCGGGGATTTTCGTATCAACTCTTGCCATTTATCCACCCCCTAGGGATAGTGCGCCACGTTCGCCCAACTGCGGAAGCTCAACTGTCATAATTAACTCCCGCCTATGGGGACCGAGACGCTTGGGCTCGCCGTCGCGTCGTATGCATAATCCACAACCGCTTCAAATGAGGTAATATAGCTCGTAGCTTCGTAGCTGATTGTGATTGGCTCGCCAAGAATGATCTCGGCGATGATAGCGCCAACCACCTCTGCTGACGGAATCCCGACTGGCGAGATCGTAACTACTCCAGCGACGACGGCGTGTGATCCGCTGGATTCTGCCGATGGGATGCCAACGGGTGCAACTGTAAGGCCAAGCGCAGCGTTGCCGAATCGCTCGGTAGAACGTATACCTGCCGGTGAAATAAATGCCGTTGTGGTCGTGAAGCCAAATGCCTGCCCGGACGGTATACCAGCAGGTGAGATTGTTACCGTACCCGGCGTGACAGTTGCATTGCCAAAACGCTCTGTCGACGGGATTGCAGTGACAGCGAGTGCTTGCGCGACTGCTGTGGTGCCAAATGCTTCCGCCGATGTAATACTGGCCGGAGAGATCGTTTGCGGCTGCGCAACGGCGACAAGGCTCGTACCATGCTGCTCTGCTGATGGGATTGCAGCCGGGGCAATGGTAGCGGTACCCGGTGTAACTGTTGCGATGCCTAACCGTTCACTCGATGCGATACCAATGGCAGCAATAGCTTGCCCAATGAGTGCGATACCGACGCGCTGTTCGGACGCAATTCCGGCGGGCGCAATAAAGAGTGTCGTGACGCTTGTGCCGAGTTGTTCACTGGATGCAATACCAGTCGGCGAGATGATCTGCGTTACAGTAATCGCACCAAAGCGCTCACCGGGCGCGATACCGTTCGCTGTAAGCGCCTGTTCAGCCAGTGCGGTACCAACAGCTTCGCTCGATGGAATGCTAGCTGGCGAGATTGTCGCGACAGATGTTACTGCGACCGCACCGAATCGTTCACTGGATGTAATGCCTGCTGGATTGACCGCTGTGATGACGGTGGCTTGAACTGTGCCAACCGCCTCATTGGTGGGAATCCCTGTAGGCGCGACAGTAAACGCTGACGTTGCTGCTATTGCACCGAGCTGTTCGCTGCTCGCAATGCCTACAGGCGAGATTGTGGCAGCACCAGGCGTAACAGTAACCGCGCCGAGTGCTTCACTGGATCGAATACTTGCCGGTGTAACAGATTGTGAGCCAGCACCAGCCACTCCACGGACCAGCACCGACATGCCGCTGGCGTTGACGGTGTTGCTCGCCGTCGCCGTCTGTACCCCGGTCGCGTTCGTATTGGTGACCGCGAGGGAGCAGACCTCCACCGAGGCGTTCGAGGCCCCGGCGACGTTGG